GCGTACACCTTTGAACTAGGTCTAAGACCTTGTGCCCTAAAGAATACTTTACGTGACCTCATATATGGTAGTAGTGCAACGTTGATAACTCTTTCAGCGGTAACTTCAAGCAATGTTTCTTCCGAAACAACCTTGTTAGTATCACTAGTAATTTTAGTGCTTGTTGTGGACGTCTTTGTATTTGTTTTAGAACCGACAGCCAAATTAGCAAGAGATGTGCCTCCCCAGTTCCACTGCCAGTTATTCCAAAGATGTGCTTGAGTAGTGTTTAGCTTTGTACCACCGTTGATAATTTTTTTAGTTCTAACCTTTGTTTCTCTCCACTCATCTGAAGCTGGTGAAAGATCGATATCACCATGATAGATAACAGCTTCGAATGGGTTTAATGCAACGGCTTTTGATGCTTTGGTTTGAGTAATATAAGGTGTTGAAGTGTGATTCATATACACATTATCACCCTTACGAATAACACCAGATGAAGCCGCAGAATCATATATCATTCTAATATTATCTTCTGTGAAAGACGGATGCAATTCATTGAGAAGAGGATCAATTGAAGCTCTATAATCAGGTGATGTTGTTTTAGAAAATATTTGTGTCGAGAAGTTATCTACAAAGAACCCTGACTTTGTTCTGTCTAGACCAGCCGCATCTAAAACCTTAAAGTTTTTAGTATCAATTTCTAGAAGACTTAACGCTGTTTGTTCTTCAATCTCATCTACTCTTCTTTCTAACTCAGCAATATCTTTCATGGTATATCTACGATGATCGATTTTCTGAATGATAGTATCAGAATCATTAAGAGTATTACCACCTAAATATAAGTTATACAATGGCAAAGAATTGATAGGTAATTGTGGAAGCTGTGGTCTAAATGCCTCTGTACCATCAATCAATGAAAAGTTACCTTCTGTGTTAATAGTAAGAAGAGAACCTCTATTCAAATAGTAAGTAATGTCAGCTTGAACAGTATCATTTACTTGTGGTAATTCATTAATTCTAGCGCCTGTACCTGCGTTTGCAAAATCACTATCGGTATCCATAACAGATCTAAAGTCGAGAACGTTTCTGAGATTTATAGTTTTACCAGTATTTAAGGTATGACTTGGAATTTTAGGATAATCTACTTGACCAATATAAGAATTAACAGCAAAGAAATCACCATTAACACCATGCGTAAAGTGCTTAAATCTTACAAAGACAGGATTAGTAGGTGCAGAAGTTCCAGCATTTACATTAAGTCTACCATTTCTATAATGATTATCTCTTTGACCATTATCAATGACAAACTTACTACTGAGGTCACGACCATCAGAATCGTTTTCTCTAATGCGAGTTACCTCAAATATGTCTGGTTTTCCTAAAAGAATTTCTCCGTTAATAGCTGTTGCTGTAACAGTTGTTTCAGTTAAAGTTTTGTTTCTAACTGAAGCATTTGCTTTGCTCACATAACCTAAAATTTCAATTGTTGAACTAGCAGGAAGTCCACTAAGATTTGCCGCGGCTTGTCCAGCGCCAGTATTACCGACTGAACCTGTAAAGATATCACTGTCTGCTTTTGCAAATAACCAGTCATTAACATTCGCAAATGTCTCGCCAGTCGCTGACAGTGAAACTGAACCCGCACCAGAACCGTTAGTTGTAATTTGAAATCTGCGTTGTACTGTTAGTGATATATCATCCAATGCTTGTGGTCTATTGTGAGGTAATGAAAATAAAGCATTATTGTCAACAACATCAAAGAGTACGGCTTTGCTGTTAGGTCTATATAAATTAATGTAATCTGAGGTAGAGTTACCGATTGATACAGTATCTCTAAAATTTTGTCCTGGAAGCATCTGAATATCAAAAAGATAATATCTAACATAATTGCCAGTATCTTGTGTCACAGCCCTAATTCTACATGTACCGATTGTGCTTCCGCCATGAGTTGCGGCGTCACGTAGATTGAATGTTTCAAATGTGTTTACGTTAGGTAAGCCTCTATTGTTATGGGTACCCATAGTCGCATCTACTAAAACATAGTTACCATAATTTGCTGGTGATACTTCATTTACCAGTTCTGATATTGAACTTGGCTTATCAATTCTAATAGTAGTAGGTGCATATTTTGCGGCTCTGTAGCCTTCAACAACGGCGATACCATCACTGATGTTAACAAGAAGATTATCTTTATCTGAATCTTCTTCGATATCTAGCCTAAATCTTTTAACTAAGTAGTTGCCAGAATTTTCTTTAATACGAGTTGCAATAACATCGCCAATAATATTATACTGATTATTATTGTCTACTTCTCTAAAGATAACACCTTCTTGAATATTCAAGATAGGCATAAAGTTAGCGTCTACATTACGAGTAGATTCTGTAGTTAAATTCAATTGAATTTGATAACGGTCACCACCAGGAGCAGAGACATTAGGTAACGCTCCCTGATTATCATATAGATTATTATCATCATCTACATCAAGGATTTTTTCGTTAATTTCAAAGCCAATAACATCTGTAGGAGCATCAGTGTATTTTGAAATTATTGTTGATTGTGCTTCGGTAAATACAAAGAAGCCTTGAACGTAATATATTCCAGAACCAAGAGAAAGTCTAGTACCTCTACCCACAGCTGGGTTTTCAGTTGTGTTAATATTTTGTACAACAAGAACAGCAGAACCATTTGTGATTGTTTCACCAGGAGTAAATCTAACACTAGTGGTACCCGATTGTGACGCAGGTGCATTTGTGTATGCAAAGTAAATTGTGGCAGGGTCAGTATCAGTTGGTTGTAGTCCCTCAATTGCTCTAGCAGTTACACCAGATGTTTGACCAGTAAATGTAGTTCCATTAATATCAGCTGGATTTGTTGACAAAGCATTTGATGTGGGGTCTAACTTCACAAACTCGTATGCATTGTTTAGAATCTGTTCAGCAGGTTTTACTGTTGCACCCTCTTTAAACATATGAGAGCCCAGTCGCTCAATTTGCTTTTGCAGAATAGTCTGCATCTGTGTGAGTTCACGAGCTTGAAGCGATCTGCCGCTATTGAATAGAATACGATAATATCCATCGCTATCAGCAAAATCATCTTTATACTTAGATGGGAATATAGTACTACTGAGGGTGATTGCCATTTTTTATACCTTTAGAATTGGATAATTACTTTAATATCTTCATTTTGTGCAGTAGATCTTACTACAGGAGACCTATTGTCAATAAACAATACAGCTCCTGATTCTGGGTCAACTTCCGGTAAGATAGCCGCAGAATCTACAACGCCTTCACCTGCTCCGTTAATTTCTTCTACTAGTTCGCCATGGATAAATGAGGTAAAACCTGTCGCTTCTGTTTGGTGATAATAAAGTCTATTAGAATCAATGTGATCTATATATGCTTTTGCTGAGGACGTTGCTCCTTCAATCTCTTTGTCTTTCGTGAAAGATGTGACAATAGAAGAAAGGGACATAGAGTATAGTGCATTACCTGTAGTCGAATTAAATACTTGACCAGTTGGCGTAAGAGGGTCTCTAATTAGACCCACTTGTCTGAAGTCTTGGTCAACAATGAAATCACTGTCTGTTCCAAGAATTGGTGCATGAAACATAATAGATGTTGATTTAAGGTCTTCTCTTGAATCTCTACCTATACCAGAATCTGGTCCAAGTACTGCCCGCGCTTTTGCAGTCAATGTAGGTGAACCACCACCAGTAAAGACAACATTGGCACTAGTATAACTTGAGCCTGCCATCTGAGCAGAAGCACCAGAATCTCTCATTCTCAATCTTACAACTTGACCTGTTGAAGAATCAATTGCAACATCTACGAATGCGCCAGTTCCTGTTCCAGTAATTGTTGCTGTAGGAGCAATTGTGTAGCCAGCTCCACCATCAGTAATTATACATGATAGCACTTCACCAGCTACAGCGTAATCTTGAATTTCTTTTTGTTTTAATTGAATTCCAGTTGAGTTTGAATCAGTTTCAGGTTGTAACTGAACAGGCATAAAGTTAGATGACATAAAATCATTACCACGTTCTCCTGATACAGTAAAGAGGAATTTCCACACATAACCATCTGATGTTCTGAACGAATCGTTATTTGAACCAGTTGGTTCAATGCTTGATGCTTGTGCAACACCCAGCTTGTTACGACCAGTTTCTAGACAAATGTATACTTGATTATTGTCTGTCATAACATAGTATGGATTAGTAGGATAACCACCTTGTTGATCATCGTATTGTGAATAGATAAGACCTGATGACCAATTGTTCCGTGGCACAACGAGAGAGGTGCCTGTTACTTTTTTTACGGCTTGTAGCCCATCTCGTAATCCACTAACCTCAGTTGGAGTGTTTACTGGTGTTGGAACTGTATCTGATGAATCCCACTGTTCTGACCTACCAACACCAATATAATATTTCTTTTGATCCGAAGTAAACTGATCAAAGAAGTCTGATGCGATTTGTCTTTTTAGGGCGTCTGTTACAACTGCTGGCATTTTCTAATCCTTATGTACTAATCTGTGCACCGAGTGCAATACGTCTATAATATCCTGCATCACTATCATATACCGCTAGACAGGCTGCTCCTGAATTACCATTGGTAACAAATATCAAATTACCATGTGGTGTATCACCAGCATTCGGTGAAGTAGCCACACTATAGTTTCTTAAGTCAACTTTATCCACCCTCGTTTGAGTGTAAGATGAATCGACCATTTGAATAATGTCTGATGAATCTAGCTGTGATGAATCTGCAATTCCTAATATTTGTGCAGAATCAAGAATGTTAACCACTGAATTAATATGGTCTGCATCAACAAAGCTTAAAACATAATTACTATCTGCAAACCCTTTGATATAATTACTATCAATCATTTGAGTTACTTCAGAAGAATCAAATGATGCTGTAATCTGTCTAAGTTGTATGTATGCTGAATCAATTAATAATTCAGTATGTGCAGAATCGATTGAATTTGTTTTAATTAATGTTAACGTTGAGCCCGAATCAAACGCAGTACCAGTAATCATTGATACGTATGCAGAATCAATAGTAGCTGTAATATCAGTGGTAAGAGCTAATGTACCAGTGGCATTGGGTAAATAGATTGTTCTATCAGTAGTAGGATCCGTAGCAAGAAGCAATGTCTCGTGGGAATCTGCAGTTGACCCCTCAAATCGTAGTCCACCGGAATCAAATGATATTCCACTAGTACCGATGCCAGATGTTGCCTGAAGGACACTAACATCTCCGTATAACTCAGAGAAGTTATTATTTATTTTAGTACCTGCGGTACGAAGGTCATCACCAGTACCATCATTACCAGTTGCGCCTACGTTGATATTTTGTTGTGCCATGTTATATCCTACAAAACTAATTATTGTTATTTATAATGATTACTAAATGGTGCTAGTAGATCCATACGAATAAGTTTGAAATTGTTGGTGATCAAACGTTTTCAATGTATGATCGAATGTGATTGCCGCACCGCCAGAATCGGCATCATCCATAGTAAGAGAGTTAAGCCCACCCCATTCATCTATATTACTGTACCATGAAGCGATACTATCCATAGAATAATTTGAATACATTGAACATAGAGATAATGGATCCATTCTCTGTGATGCGCTATCAGCGTCTTCATTATCTCGTATAAGAATTGAAGTTGAAGCAAAAGGTTGCCCTAAAATTACTTGTGCAGATGCGAAAACTCGTGTGCTATTTGCGAATGGGTCAGTAAATGATTCAGCGGTTAAAATTTCTACATTGCCTATACCCTCTAGTACTGTTTCAGATGCTAGATGAAATCCAGACGGATGGACAAAGTTTCGATACATAGTTTCCCATGTAACAAGAGAAATTGGCGAACGAATGAGAATAGAAAAAATCTGATAAATTTTACCATCTTGAAGTAAGTTATCAGCTTCAGCGCCAATGTGACCTTGTTTTGATGTATCACTTACTCTCATCAATCTCTTTTTAGGATAGATGATTTCTACATTTTCATTGAAGAATGCTCTAAAGAAACCATCAGCCGAATAGAGAGAACCCTTAACTCTAAAAAAGTTACCGAAGTTTAATAATGCTTCTCTTGGGTATATGAATTGACCCGCAGATATGCCGAGAGCAATTTCATCAAAAACAAGATCGATATTCTTAAGTGTAGCATCTTGTGTGTCACGAATTGTAAGTAATTCGTTTACTGCACCACCAAAGTTATCATCAGAATCTAAAAACTCATAGTAACCTTCTAAGAATGAAACAAGAGAAGGATAATTTTCAGCAAAATGCTCAGGCAAAACCTGCTTGACTAAACTAGTTTTAAAGTTTGGCGCAAGTCTAAAGTAATCTTTTTCTGTTTCAAATGACATGATACTATACTGTTACTTCTAGTGAGGTTGTCTGTCTATCAACAATTGCAGTTGTTGAAGACCTAGCTGTATCTAGCTTAAGAATAAAGTTTCTAAGTGGCTTAATATTTGATTCTGTTTCTGGGCTAACAGAGAAGATTAGATATGGTTGACCACTTATGATCTGTGAAGGTTCAAATGAATTAACTGCAATGATGCCTGTTGATGGAGTATATTCTCCAACATTATCTAGCAGAATGTTTCCATCAAGATCGAAGACTTGAAGTACTGTTGAACTTAATTTGTTTTTAATAGTTGCGACTACGCCTTTAAATTCAAATGCAGAAGATTGAATTCTAAACAATACATCGTCGGGTGTTGAAATCTTAACTGGAAAGTTTAATAAAAAAGTGTTTAGAGCATTGATTGTAATATCTTGTCTCATTGATGCCTTTACAGAAATATTCGAACTAAGAATAGAAGCATCAAGTGCATCTATTTCTGTCTGAAGATTTGACTTACGGAATACTGCACCAAAATTTTCAACGTTTCGTCTAAAATATCCTTGAACAAATTGATATACGTCAGTTTCCATAGCACCCAAAGTTTTACCAGTAAGTGCTGGATCAAACTGAAAATTGACATTCACTTCCATAAATACATCGATTGGGTCGGTAAATTTAGTTGTCATAGACATAACAGAAAGATTATTTGTGTAGTTACCTACAATAGCATCTTTAACTGATTGTTTTACTGCATCTGAAATTCCATTTTCAAAGTTGAGTGAAAGATAGATTGCACCATAATCCAATGGAAGGTTTTGATCACCAGACCAAACAGCAACATTTTTAACTTGAGGAAAGTTTGATTCAATCATTCCTTTATAGTCAAGTGATGTAACAAGTCTTTTTTGTGAAGCAAAAGCAATTGGTGCCAACTGCCGTACAGATTCAATAGATTGTTTAGGTGAACCGCCAGTTGATTCTGTTGCAGTAACAGTACTTAAAGTATAGTTAACATTATTAATAGTGATAGTAGAAGAAGGTGAAAAAACTGTACCGTTATTAGCAAGATTCGCTTTAGTTGATAAGTATTTCACTACAACCTTTTCGCCTGGTTCTGGTGACTTACCAAATGATATACCATCTCCAAAATTAAGTTCATAAAAACCATTTGGTGATTCGTAAATTGAAAAGTGCAGAGTGTTTTCATTAATGTTAATAGCTTGTGATAGTGGTGTATATGTGACAAATGAACTAGAAGATGCAGTCTCAAAAACTTCTACAACCGCAGTAGATGTGTCCATTGTTACATCAGGAATAACATAAACTTGTCTTTCGTCTTTCTCACCAACTAAGAATGTTTTTACCTTTTCTATACCCTCAAAAATTGCAATGTTTTCTGTACTATCGCTTGCTTTAAAAACATATTGTCCAGTTCCATCATCTTGTGCATAAACTGCTTCTCTAGTTCTAAACGTGTATGATATACCATCAATTGAAGAAGTGAATGTTGTACCTGTTGCTAATTCAATTTGAGCAGGTCTGCCCGAAACTCCTGTAAGATTCAAAGAAAGATTTACAAGTGCTTTAGGTGCAGTAGAAGATTTTACCTCATAGCCAAGTGTTTGTGCATGTGATACCACAGAACTTCTTAATTGCGCTGTAGTAAGAAAAGCTTCATTTAATGAGTAGTTTGCAGTAAGACCATTGACATGAGTATTATATGCCAAAACATCTAAAATATTTGAAATACCAGATGCTTCGAAGTCATAGTCATTGAATTCTGTTTTACTTTGAAAATGCGACTTTAACTTTTGTTTGATATTAGTAAAATCTAAATCAGTTGATTTAATAGTACTTGCCATTTTATCTTAACCTTGCTAATGGTATCTCAAGTTCAACAACTTCATCTGTTGCGACTACTTGAAAAGTGACTGTGACCCTAACTTCATTTGTAGACGATTTGAGAATAACATCAATATCTAAAATACGGGCTCTTGGTTCGTGTGTATGAACTGCTAAAATGATTTGATTTGATATTTCAACTGCATCAATTTCAGTATCATTCTCAAACATAAAGTCTGATAGATTTCCACCAAACGTAGTATCAAATGGCTTTTCCATTTGATTGGTCATTAATAGATTTTTAACTGCTTGCTTTACAGCGGCAGCATTTGCTTTTTTATATACATCGCCTGCAGGCTTAGCACTAAAAGATAGATCCAAGTCCAAGTAAGAAGCTTTTCGGGCTCCTATTATACTCTTTATGTTGGTATTACCATCTTCAATTGAAAATGCTCTTACTGGCATATTAAATTCTCCATAGTGCTATTTATATACATTCTACCAATTCATTTGTGCTTTGTACTACATTATTATATCTTGTTTCGATTTCATTTGAATATGAAGTCTTATAGCCACCTGGCTCAAACTCTGGCATTATAATGATGAGTTGAGTGTTTAATGCGCCAGTTTGGAAATCATATGTGTCATAATCAAGTATCATCTTTTCAAACTTCAATGAATCTTTCCACCACACTGCTAAGTCAAATGTTTTTTCGTGTGCTATATTACCATCAGGTCCGTATAGCTCATAAACTACTGCACGACCCTTTGCTTTAAGATCAGTCATACCACCTTCAATAATTACTGGTTCAGTTGTTACGGACTCAGCAACGACTAAGCGATAATCTTCAAATAAATCGTCATCATCCATAAACTCTCTTAGCAAGTTTGCATGTGGTACCAAATGCTTTGCAATTTCTTGTCTTTCAGCATTTGTGCCAATCTTATCAAAGTTTGTTCTATCTCCACGACTACCTAAGAAACGAGCGATACGAACCCCTTTCTGCAATTCGGTATGTTCTGTTATATCAAACAACCTTGGATCGTATTGCGGATCAACAGATAGAACTTCTGTTACATTTTGCACTTTACCCTTAAAGCGTTTAGCCTCTGCTCCTAACGATTTACCAATAACTAGCTTACTTCTCACATATCTTGGAGTAGCATCGTTCTTAACTATTCTTTTAACTTCATCAGGAGTGCCGTTGCCATAGTTAGGTGAAAGAGTGCCTTCTGAAACTACTGCACCAATAAATGCTTCATTGACTTGATTGATAGTTTCTCTTAATTTGGATCTTATTTCATCTATATTAAGAGTTCTGTCTGATACTCCACCATAATCTGCAAGTCTATTAATTGAATTGAAAAGAATATTACCAGGGTCTAGGTTAACTACTTTTGCGGCATGTTCACCCTCATGAATCAACGAATTCATAATAGTATTAGTAGGCAATACAGTGGCTTTTGTATCAACTGGTGTTGCTGTACCAGTTACCTTTGTTCCTGCAGAGCCACCGGGACCTCCAGATATTCCAGATTGAGTAGCTTGGTCAGCGTTACCTGTAAGAGAACCAACAAATTCTTTACACGTTGTTACTTCAGTGATGATTGCAGTATTAGTTGAAATAGTATCGTTTGCAGTAATCGAATGACCTGTATACATGTTGTAGTTATACATGATGATGTTCTCACCACCAATTGTGCCTGAATCGCCTGCAACAAGAAGACTTTTTGCA